GGCCGCAGACGGCAGCAGCTGGTACACAGTTATATACAGAAAATGTCAACACGCAATTTCAAACTCCAACTACTGGTAGTGGAAATACTTTTTTGGAGTTTAACCATCCGCTAGCTTATTTCTCACAATACTTTCAGTATTGGAGGGGTGGATTTCGAGTGACTATTGAATGTTTACCAACTAGATTCCACCAAGGGCAATTGTACGCAGCATTTAATCCTAGTATGGCAGTAACAACATTAAATGGTGTACGTAATTGTACAGCAGTCACAATTGATTTGGGAATGAATAATAGAACATCTTTGGATATTCCTTTTGTTTCACAAACAGATTATTTACAATGTTTACAATTTAATGTACCAGCAAATCCAGCTACTTTGTTGAATTCTTTGGGAACTTTTTCCATATTCGTTCAGAATGAATTAGACTCGAACGGAACTGTATCTACCAGTATTGATATAAATATTTACATTGAAGCGCTACCGGATTTTGAATTGAAGGTGTACAGGCCTATTCCTACTGCTAATGGTGTTCAAGTGTATACGGGATCATGGCAGATGAATGAAGAAGTTGTAAAAAATGTCCGTGTTGCTGGACCCACTCAGCACGAGGAAACTAAGAATGAAAGTGAACATAACGTTGCAATATGTAGTAACGTAATTTCAATTAGTACGGAAAGTATATTGCAAAGAGAGTATTTAATGAATTTTGGTCAGACATTTGCGACAAGTAATAATGTAGGGGATTTAGTGTATGATCAAGCGTTGCCAGACGGTTTTTTTAATACAGCTTTTGCTACTAGTGGAGTACTTAGTTATCATGAATTATATCGTTTAAATTTTAAGGTTACTATGAAGATTAATCCTACTCAATTTCATCAAGGTGCCTTAATTATGTATTGGTCTCCATTAAATATAGATATGAGAGCAGGTAAAGCCTTAGGAACACTAACGCAATTACCACATGCAATTTTGAATATAGCTAATGAGACAGAATGTTCAGTGATAGTACCATATTCAGCAATGACTAGGGTTTTACGTTCTCAGTACCCAACCATGGGGGATATTCAAGTAATGGTTTGGAATGTGTTGCGTTGTCCAACTGCAGCACCTCAAAGTGTGAAATTTTCCATATGGATACAAGCTATTGACGTGCACATGGCAATTAAGAGACAAGCAGGAGTAGAGGTTACCTTACAAAGTAACGAAGCTCCCTCAGATACTGCAACAGGTGAAACAACAACTCAAATAGCATATAAGAAGGAAACAAGTGATAAACCAGGTTTTATTATTACTAAACATGACAATGTGTTATCAATGATGCGAAGATTCACTTTTGTGAATTCTGGCGCTTTAAATGCTGTTCCAACTGCATTTGGTGCTTTCAATATTTTATGGGAAGTACCAGTATTTTGTGGCAGAGAACATTATAATATATTATGCACGTATTTGGCTAGTTCAGGTACTAATAGATTTAATATAATTTCTAATTTTGGAGTATCAGAAAATGTGTTGGCATTTGCTCATCCACGTTATGATGACACTGCAAATCCAGCTGTACAACCACCAATCAGTGGACCGACATTTGGTAATGAAAACCCTAGTGCAATTTATAGAGGAGCAGTTATGTGGCATCCTGGAGTGCAACAACAAAAAATAGTTGAAATACCATATTATAGGATGTACCCTATGGT